TTTAAAAACGGACACATATAAGTTTGTAAGGTCTTTTATGAACGTTTCTACAAAATATCACGTACAAGCAATACAAGTATCTTATTTGAATTTACTTGATAATAATGTAGGGCCTAAAGTTACAAAATTTTCAACACAATGTAAATTAACGTTTACTGAAGAAAACCCAGGAGGTGGTAAAACAAATAAGGCGGGTCAAGTTCCTTATGATCTTTGGAATACAAATAAAGACCCACTTTTATGGTTTGAAACTTTTGCTGGAATGAAGAGAGGTAGGGCAAGAGTTCCTGAAGATTTTGGTTGGAAATTAAATAATAATATTTACCCATACCCAACTTTATATAGTAAAGAATGTACAACAACTACAAATATTAATGAAAATAGAATTTATGAGCAAGCTAATTTTGACAGATTTAAGACCACAAACCAAGTAAAATTAGACCCAATGTCAACCACCGCTGCGGGTATAAGAAAAAGTCAAAATGTTGTCAATCAAAAAAAGATGATTGAGTTTAATAATGCGTTGGTACAACAAAAAAAATTAATACCACAATATTGTACAATGCCATTAAGGAGGGAGAAACGAGTGGCAAGAGGTGGTAATGACCCTAAAATTATTGATGCTTATTTAAGTATGTATACCCTATGTAAGGATTTTGGTGGTTTATGGGTACGTGGGGCTAACACTGCAAACTATACGTGTGGATGTAGGGATATGAATGCTGTTGATTTAAATATATCTGTTGATGATGGTAGAGGTTATCAAAATAGGATGGGTCAAACAATCTCACAAAATATTAATAAAACACAAACATCAAAAAATTGGTCAAACGCGGATAATCAACAACTAGTGATTAATGTATTTGCTTTAGCGTCGGCGTTCATACCTGTTGTTGGTCCTGTAATATCTGCGGGTATCAGTCTTGGAAGTGCAGCCGCACAATACAGAAAAGGTAATCATAAAGCGGCGGCGGTTGAATTACTTTTTGCATGTTTACCTTTTATAGGTAAAATACCAGGTTTAGGTAAAATGAGTACAGATTTAGCTAGAATTATAAAAATAAAACTAGTAAGAGGTACCCCCATGACATTAACAGAATTTAACGCATTAAAAAATGTCATAGCTTATGATACTTACATTTCCACAAAAGTTGGTCAATATTTAGAAAAACAGGCGGTGAGTGAGGTATCTAAAAATTTAATAACCACTGCGGTTAAAAAGACAGAGGCAAAAGTGGTTCAAATGGCTGGTTTACCGACATACGGAGACATTAAAAAGAAAGCCGCAGGAGAGACAATATCAACAACTACAGGTGCCGAAGACTCCAACAACCAAAAGGGCTAATTTTAAAATAAGATATATTTATAATAAAATAGACTATGAAAAAAATAATAAGATTAACAGAATCAGATTTAACAAGGATTGTTAAACGAGTTATCCAAGAGGATAAATCAAAAATGTCACACAGTAAAGACATGCCAAAAAATCCTCTTAGAAAATTGGAAAGAGAATTAAGTAAAGCCGGACATAATTCAAAATTATCAGGAATCAATTTAGATTTTATTACAATAAAAAGAGACGATGAGGAAGACTTACAAGTAACGGTTAACGATAAAGGTCAATGTATAGTTCAACCAAGAAGTGCCAAAAATGAAAAAGATAGAGTATTACTTAAAACCACTCAAAGACATAGTGGAGTTTTTGAAGACACACTTGAATCAGGAATTGATCATGTTATTTCCTTTTTAAAAAGAAGAGATAAGAAAAAAGATGGTGGGTTTCCTGAAGAATATAGACCATCACACATTAAAAGATAAAAAATTATGAAAAGAATAGTTAGATTAACAGAATCAGACCTTACAAGAATTGTTAAAAGAGTAATTAATGAAGATGAATCAAAACTTTCTGGTGATTTTGAAAGTGAAATGAGAAAACTATTAAATGACTTTGAAGATAAGGGTATGTCTCTTGAACAAATACATAGACAACTAAAAACATGGCAACAAAGTATAAGTGCCAAAATTTATAGAAAAAAAAATAAATAAAAACACTTGTTTATTAGAAAAAAATACCTATCTTTGTAGAGTAAATTAAAACTTTTAGAAATAACGATATATTTATAACAAAAAATGAAAACAAACCTTAGACATATGGTCCTTTGTAACAAACCGAACAATCAGTGGTCGTTTAGTTATATTACGCCTAAACCGTCGAGGGTATTTTCACTTATGAGTTAAAAACGTTTAACAAATAAATAAAAGAAATGTAAAACCCGAGACGTAAAAAATCTCGGGTTTTTTGTTTTATATTGGTTTCTTAGTATAGTTTGGTAATATCCCGGCTTTGTAACCCGGAGTCATCGGTTCGAACCCGATAGAAACCTCAAAAGAAAAAGTTCTTTGACATATTGGCCTTATAATGTTCCCTCGTCTAATGGCAGGACACGCGGTTTTGGTCCGTGGAATCGAGGTTCGAGTCCTTGGGGAACAACAATAATTGGAAGTCTAATTTAGCCGGCGCTAAACATAGTCTTGAAAACTAGTGGTACTGAAACACGTATGGGGATCGACACCTCAGGCTTCCTCCAAAAAAAATAACTAGGTGTAGCTCAGTTTGGTAGAGCGGGGAGTTTGGGACTCTCAGGCCGGAGGTTCGAGCCCTCTCACTTAGACTAAATAAAATAAACAAATAAAAACAAGTGTTATGGAAAGTGACAAGTATGACAAACAGAAGATCTCGTAGCTCAGTTGGTTTAGAGCACTCCACTTTTAATGGAGGGGTCGTGAGTTCGAGCCTCACCGGGATCACAAAAAAATTTGGTAGATTAAAAAAAAGTATTATCTTTGTAATATGAAAACAATAAAAGAAATTAAGAAAGGACTACCAAAAGGAATGGTTAAAGTTGGTGAAGAATGTGAAAGAGCTATTGTACGATTAATAAAACAAGGACAAACTCAAGAACAAGCAACAAACACCGTTCTAAGACTTTTGAATGATAGTAAACCTTATTTAGAACAAGGAATGTACTCTACCACAATTGAAAGTATTAAAATGATAACATCATAAAACACACTCTTAGCTCAGATGGTAGTAGCGGTAGTATTACAAACTACAGGTCACAGGTTCGACCCCTGTAGGGTGTACAAAAAATAAGGGAGAGTTGAGCAATTGGTTGGCTCAGCAGACTGTAAATCTGTCGTCGTGAGACCTTGGGGGTTCGAGTCCCTCCTCTCCCACCACAATGGACAAGTAGCTCAATTGGTAGAGCAATCGGCTGTTAACCGATAGGTTACAGGATCGTACCCTGTCTTGTCCGCAACCACCGAGAAGTGACTGACGAGTCCGCTGACGAGCTGAGGGGGTGGTTAAGAAATACCCCTAAATACGTACCAGCTCACGTAGCTCAATTGGTAGAGCGCCGATCTGATACGTCGGAGGTAATGGGATCGTAACCCGTCGTGAACACAAAAAGGGGAATAACTAGTGTGGGTGCCCCAACTACTGCAGGAGTACCACACTCTACGGAAGATAAACCTTGATGGCGATAGGGTCCGCCTGCTAAGCGAGATGTACCCGTAAGGGTGTTTGGTTCGATTCCAATGTCTTCCGCAAATGCCGATAGGAGAGGTTTCCGGTCCGGGCTCATATCCTGGATGTCATTGGGTTCGATACCCTTTATCGGTACTATATGGTGTATGTAGCTCAGTTGGTAGAGTGTCGTTCTGTGAAAGCGGAGGTCGTGGGATCGTGACCCATCATACACACAACATACCTTCGTAGCTTAATGGAAAAGCCTTAGAATACGAATCTAATGATTGGGAGTTCGACCCTCTCCGAAGGTACAAAAGATGATAAGAAGCGTAGAATGACAGACGTGGAGAGACGTGTCGCAAGGGTACAAACTAAGGAAAGGTATTCAATCTTAATTGTATTGATGTAATAACCCAACTCTCTAATGGTGTGTGAAGCTTTGATAGAAGTAGCGGGATTCCTGATAAAGTCATTCATCATCTTTTATTCGCCCCTTTCGTATAATGGAAGTACAACACTCTTCTAAGGTGTCAGGTCGGAGTTCGAGTCTCTGAGGGGGTACGGATCCGATGTCGGTCCCGAGCTAGGTCGGGCAATTTGCGTCTCTGGTGTAATAGGTAGCATGATGGATTCCAAACCCATCGGTCAGGGTTCGAGACCTTGGGGACGCGCTAAAAATTTAATTTTGTTAATTAAAAAAAAATACTTATATTTGTTTTATTAAATATTAAAAAATATGACTTTAAAAATTTCTAACATACAAAAACAAAAATTTTATGATTTAGGACATAAATTACCAAAATGTATAAATCCTGGATGCAATAACAATGTTGCTGTAAGAAATTGGTCCAATTGGTCTTTTAAATCTGAATGTCCACGTTGCCAAAAGGCAAGAAAGAAGGGTGTTGTTATTGAGGGTATCACTATACATAAAAAAAAATATTGTGAAAATATAGACGGTCATTTAGGTTTTATGTGTCCTGTTCCTAGTATAGAAAATTGGAAAGGGTTTGAGGTTGGATGTTTAGATTTAGATCACATAGATGGAGACCACAATAACAATTCAGTAGAAAATGTTAAAACTTATTGTAAATTGTGTCACAATAGAAAAAGTATTGAGAGCGGTGACTGCTCTAATAAAAAAGATTCGGCAAGAACATTTAACACATGAAACAAAAAATTATATGTAAAGATTGTCTTTTAGGTATTAAAGACATTAAAAATGAAACAATACACTTAACTTGGACATCACCACCATACTTTAATGCAAAATCTTATAGTACATGGGAAACATATGATGATTATTTATCGTTTCTTAAAGAAGTGTTTTCTGAAGTGTTTAGAGTAACTAAAGAAGGTAGAATGTGTGTTGTTAATTTATCTCCGGTAATAATACCTAGAGAAAATAGGAATTGTGAGAGTAAAAGATTACCAATACCCTTTGATTTTTTTCCAATAATGAAAGAAATTGGTTGGAAATATTTAGATGATATTGTGTGGGTAAAACCTGAAGGAGCGGCAATAAATAGAAATGGAGGGTTTTACCAACATAGAAAACCAGTTGCATATAAACCAAATTTAGTGTCTGAAGTAATATTTGTTTTTCAAAAACCGGCAAGTTTTCTTATAGATAAAGTTGTTAGATCTTATAAAGGTGAAATTTTAGAAAAATCACTGGTTAATGAAACTTATGAGAGGAGTAATGTTTGGACGATAAACCCCGAAACTAAATCAAAACATTTAGCACCATACCCTGAAGAGTTATCAGATAAAATTATAAAATATTATTCTTTTGTTGGTGATATTGTTTTAGATCCATTTTTAGGTTCGGGAACAACATTATTATCTTGTGAAAAATTAGATAGGTTAGGTATTGGGTTTGATATACATGAGGAATACTGTGAAATGTGTACTGATAGAATTAATGATTGGGTTAATAAACATAAAAAATAAGGAACTATGGTGTAAGTATGGTGTGTCACGCTGGTCTGAAAAACCAGAGGTTGCGGTTCGACTCCGCATGGTTCCACAAAAAAATAGAAATAATGAACAGAGTATTTAGAACGGTTAACGGTGAAACAATTCCTGATGTGGTAAAACATACCTTAGATGTTCTAAAAGAATGTCCATGGGTGGAAGTACACATCGGTACAGACTCACAAAACCACAGAAGAAGTACCGTGTATGTTACGGTAATAGCTTATAGGTATGGGAATCGTGGTGTCCACTACATACTACATAAACAGAAAGTGAAAAAAATTAAAGACAAATGGACACGTCTTTGGAATGAGGCCGATTATTCAATTGAGGTTGCGGAATGGTTAACCAAAAAAGTAAAGGTACAAGTTGAGATTGACTTAGATTATAATAGTCAAGAAAAACATTTCAGTTCAAAATTGGTTCAACCTGTTGTTGGGTGGGCAACATCTTTGGGGTATAAAACAAACATTAAACCCGACAACCAAATTGCAACAAAAGCGGCAGATCACCACTGCCGTTAATATATGCTCAGGTGTCTGATAGGTAAAGTCCCGGTCTGCAAAACCGTGGTATGTGGGTTCAAATCCCTCCCTGAGCTCAAAAACAGGCCTTCGTGGTGGAACGGTAGACACATCCGGCTTAGACCCGGATTCCGAAAGGAGTGAGAGTTCGAGTCTCTCCGGAGGTACAAATCTTTATTATCAACATATTTATATTAAAATGTTGATATGAAAAGAATTATTAGACTAACAGAATCTGATTTAACAAGAATAGTTAAACAAGTTATTCAAGAACAATCAGAACACGTTAAAAATTTATATAAATCGTGGGCCAATAAAAGGAGTGGGAATCCCGAAAAAGCATTATCAATTATTGATGATGTTTTTAAATACCAAAAACAATTATCAAAAAAAGATTTTGCTCAATATTCTTCATACGAAGAATTGGTTGGTGATTTAAATAGAATTAAACAAGCCGCCAAATCAGAGGATGCCACAAAAATTTATGAAGATAAAGATTTGTTGGTATTAAAGGCAAACACACACGAAGCAAGTTGTAAATATGGTGCAGGATCTAAATGGTGTACAACCGCAAAAGATGATAGTTCATATTGGAGAAGACATAATGATACTGGAACTGAGTTCTTTTGGATATTCAAAAATAAACCACAAGATGATCCGAATCATAAATTTTCTTATCACGTAAAAATAACTGGAGAGCCTGATTGGTGTAATGCGGTTAATAATTGTATGTCAACTTCAAGATTATCTGAAGAGTCTTATCCAAAGAAACATCCAAGATATACTGAAATTATTGAAAAATTACAAGAAATTCATGATGCTAGAGGATTGAAAGCACCAGAAAAAAGTGAAAGACAACGACTTATTAATCAAATTGTAGATTGGGTTAGTGAAAATTTTGATGAAATTGAACCTATAATCCTTGATAATGATACTATTAATGATATTGTAAACAATTGTACTTCATTTTTTTTAGATAGTGATGTATATGATTATTTACCATTTGATATAGATTTAGATGATGAAGACGCGACAGATGAATTTATCAGTAATTTAGAAAAAGAAATAAGAAACAATTTTGTACCAGATGTTGATGGGTCATCATTTGAAATTATTCATGGTTTATCGTGGTTAATTAATGATAATTTTGAAGACCCAATTGATTACTTAAACGCACACACACCGGAAGAGGTAATTAATGAATTAGGTGAAATGGATTCAAGAGGTCTTGAAGAAATTATTAATGAAGTACTTTATGGTGGAATTACAGATCAATTAGTAGATTTCACTCTATATTACGGAGATAATTATCAACCATAATATTTGATTAATTAAAAAATAAGTTATATATTTGTATTGTGATTGGTTGATGACTCCCACCGGTAAAATAGGTTGAGTCTCCCACACAAAAAACTGGGTTTGGCCACCCGGAGGTTAGCTAACCAAAAATTAACGAGGGTTAAGGTATGTGTCCCCATTATACACGATTTTGGGTTTTGATACAAGGAAGGTTGGACACTAATTCGTGATTAAATGTGTTCTTGTAGTTAATTTTATTTTAAAAAAACTTGACACTTTTGAAAAGTAGCATATATTTATAAGACAAAACAAATAAAAACGCAAATGAAAAATTTACATATCATACTATTAGGCGGATTGGCGATAGCTGAGGATCGTTCCTTTAGGGAGGTGGTATGATAATTTAATACATAATAAATTTTGAAACCCATCTCCAAAAGAGGTGGGTTTTTTTGTTTAAGGGTATTGTGGAATTAAAAGTTTTTTGTAACTTTGTAAAACAAAAGAGGTTCTTTGACATAATGGTGATGAATAAAATGGTTCGGTGGTGGAATTGGTATACACGACAGGTTTAAGCCCTGTTGCCCTTTGAGGCTTGTGGGTTCGAGTCCCACTCGGACTACAGAAAAAAAGTTTAAAAAAGATTTGGCAGATTAAAAAAGATTATATATCTTTGTAAAACAAATAAGGAAAAAAGGTTCTTTGAAATATTAAAAATATGTGGTTGTAAGAAACGGGAAACTCGTAAAGTGCATTAACCTGTTGACTCAAGATGGTGAAACGAGAGTTTGAGTCAACTACTAAACTACAAATTATGGTGCGGTAGCTCAGTTGGTAGAGCAAGGAGACGGAAACCTCCTGTGCCGATGGTTCGATTCCATTCCCACACCACAAACATAGCGGGATAGTCAGTAGTTGGTAGCTAGCGAGGCTCATAACCTTGTGTCGAAAGGCCCCGGTGGTTCGAGTCCACCTCCCGCAACAAGTGTTGTTCCCTTGAGAAAGGAATGTAGGAGTAACAAATATAGACGTTAACAACACCGAGGAACTCAACCTCAAATTTGCTGATGTACCAGTGGACGCTTATATCGTCCATACCTGTAGCGGTAAGTTGAAAACGTTGGTTCGAATCCAACCGTCAGTACGGGAGTGTAGACAGTAGAGTTCTGTCAGAGAGAAGAGGGTGACACGCACTTAAAATAGGGGTCACAAGGCATCTGACCGTTTAGTAGTTTTGGGCGATAAAAACTAACGTTTTGTGGAGATAGTTTAACGTATAAACTTACACCCGTGTTGTTAGTAGGTTTGATCACCCCATTCACGTTAAGTGACGAAACTACCCAAGGAGTAGTCACACTTCGCAGGTATCGTATAACGGTTATTACTTCTGACTTCCAATCAGAAGATCTCGGTTCGATTCCGGGTACCTGCTCAAATAAACCTTACAGAAGTCCGAATAGCGCGGATGAAAGGAACCTTGGCTCTCATAGGATCGCAACCTTTACGGAGAGTTTGAATGTCCCAAGGTACTCTGTAATGGACCCTGCTCTGATGTGCACGTCAACAGGTGATGGGGAACAAACCATCGATCAAATCCAAACCCGTGGTGAGCACGGAAGGTTTATTTTTTTTTATGGGCCTGATGCCGACGGCAGGTCGACTGATTTGCAATCAGATCGTTTGGGTTCGATTCCCACAGTGTCCACGAAGACCGGAGTAATTAACCGAGTCCTAACAAGAAGATGGGTCATATATCACAGTGTAGTTTGGTACCAATAATTCCTGTCTGTCCTCTTGAATAACTACTTATGGTGTAAATGGAGAGCACGTCGGCACCTAGCCGGAAGATGTAGGTTCGAGTCCTATGGGTAGTTCAAAAAAAGTTTAAAAAAGATTTGGTAGATTGAAATAAAATACCTATCTTTGTGAGAGTTAAACGCCCGTTGGACAAGCGGTTTAAGTCGTCTCCCTTTCACGGAGAAGATCATGGGTTCGATTCCCATACGGGTGACAATAGGACGAACAACGCGACCGCAGGAGTTGTACCTTTATGGTTTTGTAATGTGGTTTTTTGGTCCATTGGTGTAACGGCTAACATATATCCCTGTCACGGATATGCTTCGGGTTCGATTCCCGGATGGACCGCACAAAGTGTTCTTTGAAAATATTGATAGTGGACGCCTCTACTTATGTTGTCGACGAACTAGGTAGGTCAAGGATAGTCATCACCCTTCTGCCGGTGCACCCTAAAACTCGGGCAAGCAGTTAAGATTGGAGCGAGACCGGGTACTCCATCACTATCAATAATATTGTGTTGTTCCCTTGAGAAAGGAAATATAAAGATGAGTGACATTACTTGAATTATGGAAAACATAATCGTACACTACAACACAGAGGATTTCAACCTCAAATTTGGTAAATGTAATTAGGAGGTAAAAGTGAAATTCTTACCTTAATTAGTGTAGGTGTATCAGCAACCTAATTACATTACCTTTATAATCAGGTAACACCTTTGTCCTGTATTGTGATATTTATTAATAAACTAAATATTATGAAAACACAAGGTGATAATGCTGAACTTAAATTTATGTTATTCAGTTATGAATTAGGATATATAATATCAAAACCATTTGGGGATAATAGTAAGTATGATTTAATAATTGATAACGGAGATTCTTTAGAAAGAATACAAATAAAATCAACAAGTAGAAAAGACACTTCATCCGGAATGGATTGTTATAGTTGTTCTGTTTGCTCAGGGTCAAAATTGAAAAAAAAATATAACGAAAAAGATGTTGACTTTATTGTTATTTATGTGATACCTGAAAATACTTGGTATAAAATACCAACAAAAGAAATAAAAGGAAAGACAGTAAAATTATACCCCCATAGGAAATCACAAAGAAACACCTATGAAAAGTATAGAATCTTGTCCTGACTACGTGGGAAAGATTCATCCCGAAATTAGAACATGGATCACAAACACGTAAACCTAAGTACCCATACCGCTGACGGTGGGCTAAGTAAGATACAATTTCGTACCGCGGGAAGTAGAATGCTTAGGAGCGTGTTTTTAAATTATAAAAAATTATGACACCATTATTGTTTTTAATATTTATTTTATTTATCTTTGGGGTAAGAAAAAGAAGATAAGTTTTTGATAAACTCAAGTACCTGTACAGCGGTGAGTAACGGGCTAAGTTATATACAATTCCTCGGAGCTGGGAGTAGAATGCTTGAGAGTCAAAGGTTGGTCAGGAGCGTAATGAGGCACGGTGCCGAGTCCTAAAAGTACCACGGTCCATAAGCATTTGGACGCGAGAAACTATAAGGGTTGCTCATTGTGGGTTCGACTCCCTCCCTGACATCACCGGTTACTTGATTCCTGGTAGTAGAGTAACAACCATTGGGGAATTCGGGATGTCCCGCGAATGGTGGTGTAAGATAAGAGAAACTTACAACGGTAGAGTACCATAAACAAAAGAAACAAGACGTAGAGGTGACTCTGCGTTGGCGCAAATCTCTACCAACTTAGTCAGGTTGGTACAAGGTCGGTTCGAGTCCGATGGAAGGTCATGGATGTCGGGTAGCTCCCTGTAGAGAGGTTCGATTCCTCTCCTGACTACACTTGACATTATTAAATTAATGTCTTATTATTATACAAAACCGGGTAGCTCAGCTGGTAGAGCAATCCTTTTTAAACAGGACGTGTCATTGGTTCAATCCCTTTCCCGGTTTTTTTATTTATAAAATTAAAATATTATGAAAAAGTTTCTTTTATTGGTTTTGTCTTATGTTCTGTCATTCAGTATTGTTTGGATTGGTTTGGGGTTGTTCAAATACTATTTGGAATCAGAATCATCAATCGGAACTTTTTTAATTGGATTAGTTGGTTTTTTCGTTGCCATTAATCCTGCTATGGATGTATGGGAAAAATTATTCAAACGCTGGTTTAAAATCAAAGAATAATAATTTAATAGTATGATCCACTCAAGAGGAGTGTTGGAACGGAGTTTGTTAATCTATTTATAAAAAAAACACTATGGAAATAATTATCGCATGTTTAGTACCGATCGCGTTGATAGGTATTATGGTAGTATCTTATTTGACCTACAAGGGGAGATAAAAAAAGGGACCGAAGTCCCTTTATGTTATTTAATGTCTGTTGACTCTATTAGAGTATATGAAAACTTGTTTCCGTGAATTTTAGATGCCTTCTTACATAAAGACATAAACACATCAAAGTCTTTTACTCTTTTAAATACTTGACAACCCTCACTCCAATTTTCTACCCACTGAGAGTCTTGACCTGCTTTGTGGATGTTAATACCAAAAATACCTGTATCAGTTTTTGTTTCTTCAAAAATAAGGTCTTTGTTTACATCTCTCCAAACAGTTACATTACCAAGTCTTTGACAAAGAGCTTCGTATTTTCCTTGATGCAAATCAATTTTCCATACGCCTCTGTATTGTCCCGGTACTAATCTTGCAACACCATTTTTGTTATGGAATTGTTGTACACCCTTTTTACCTGGATCACATGTTGCCATCCAACAATAGTATTGCCAAGCACCTTTTTCATCTTTAAATGATAATGTAAGGTGATCATCAAACACGTTTGTTACTTTTTTTGCAACTGAAGGTGCGTTATTTCTTACTCCTACGATATTCACATCGTAACTTTTGTTGTTTGCGTCTTCAAACCAAACATACCCTTTGGCTTTTACGGCAGCCTCAACCTGTTCTCTTGTGTAACTCATAATAATTAATTTTCATTATAAATATTGTGATTTTTGAAAAGTAAAGAGTTAAGGTATATTTATTAATATGATTAAAAAACGTAAACTATTAATAATACCATCTGTAATATTGATGGTTATTTTTCTTTTAACTAAAATTTTTGTTTTATCGGGTCTTATTGAAGCCACTGATATAACAAGAATTATTGAGATATCTTGCTTTTTATTATTTTCCCCATTATTTTATTTCTTAATGAAATCTCAAACCGTAGAATTAAAAGGTGAATTATTAAAACAAATAAAAGATAGTGAGGATTTTATTGATTCTGCAACCATTGTTTCTGTTGCCGATAAATACGGTAAAATTACATACGTTAATAAAAAATTTGAGGAGGTTTCAGGTTGGTCTTTAGATGAGGTTAAAGGTGAAGATCATAGTGTTGTTAACTCTGGATTACAACCTGATGGGTATTGGGGTAAGATGTATGAAACCGTTATGAAAGGTGAGATATGGAATGATGTTGTGACCAATAAAGGAAAGTCAGGAGAACTTTATTATGTTGATACATATATTAAGGCAAAATTTGACAAGAATGGTAAGTTGGAAGGGTTTTCATCAATTAGACAAGACGTTACGGAGCTTAAGAAAAAAGAAGTGGAAATTCGTAATAGAATGAACGCAATAAATAAATCTAATGCTGTTATTGAGTTTGATTTGGAAGGAAACATAATTTTTGCTAACGAATTGTTTTTAACAACTATGGGTTATTCATCAATTGATGAAGTTGCAGGAAAACACCATAGAATTTTTATAGACGAAGACCATTCAAAAAGTGAGGAGTATTCACTTTTTTGGAAAAAATTAAATGACGGTATATTATTTACTGGTGAAATCACTAGAGTTAAAAAAGATGGTTCTTTAGTTCATCTACAAGCAACATACAATCCGATTGTTGGTTTGGATGGTAAGATTTATCGTGTTATGAAAATAGCAACAGATGTTACCAATTCTTACGAACAAAAGAAAGAGATTGAAAAGAAAAATACCTATTTAGAACATGCGGCAAAGATATTAAGACACGATATGCACTCAGGTATCAATACATATATGCCAAGAGGGTTAAGTTCTTTAGAGAGAAGATTAAAACCCGAAGACATATCCGATTTAAAAATAGAGGCACCAATTAGAATGATTAAGGAAGGTCTTAAACATTCACAAAAAGTGTATAAAGGGGTATATGAGTTTACAAATCTTGTTAAAAAAGACGTTGTCTTAAATAAATCGGAATGTGATTTAAAAGTGATCCTATCTGATTATCTATCATCAACCGCATATAGTAGTCAAGTTATTATTGAGGACTTACCAACAATAGAAGTAAACGAGGCGTTATTTTGTACTGCAGTAGATAACCTTATTAGGAATGGTTTAAAGTATAATGATTCTGACACTAAGTTTGTTAAAATTTATTATGATGAGAATAATATATACATTCAAGATAATGGTAGGGGAATCACACAACAAGATTTTGATCACCTACGTAAACCATACGTAAGAAAAGAAGGACAAACAGAATCAGGTACTGGTTTGGGATTAAATATTTGCGTTGCAATTTTAGAAGAACACAGGTTTACTATTACTTGTGAGAAGAATGAAATAGGAACAAAAATGAAAATAAAAATAAAATAAAAAAAAAGAAAAAAATGATTGACTCAATTTTATTGGTAGATGATGAGGATTTATTCCATTTGGTATTTGAAGACGCTTGTTCATTACTTGACATAAGTTTGTCTTTAACCGCATTAAATAGTTCTGACGAAGCTGCAAAGAAATTTGAAAAATGGTTCAAAAGTGGGGACGATAACGATAAACCTGAATGTGTGTTTGTTGATTTAAACATTATTGGTAGTTCTTTTGATGGTATAGAATTAATTAGAAAAATTAATTTTGAATATGGTAATCACGTAGTTGTTGGTATTATATCATCGTCAAACGAACCTGAAGAACAAGCAAAGGCGGTTCAAGCCGGTGCTCAGTTTTGGATTATTAAATCTGACGATATTGAACCTCGTTTAGAAGAGTTCAGAAAAGATTATGAAGGGTATAAAAATAGAACATTACCATTTAAAGTTTACAAATGATAAAAATAGATAGTAATACTAAAAAAACATTGATGGACTTATACCTTAAAAAAGGTATAGGTCTTGAAGGTAATATTACTAAACTTATTGATACTGAAAATGATGAAGATTTTAAAAACTATTTAAAAGATTGTGAAACAAAAGACGGAGACAAAAGAAGAAAACGTCTTGAGATGACAAAAAAAATACAAAAACAAAATGAAGAACTTGTAACGTTAAATGAAAAAAACGAAAAAATGATGGAGGACCTTCAAAACAAAATCACAGAAATAGAAGAGTCCAAGTTAACATTTGAAGTTCAAAACAGAGAACTTAACGAATGGAAAAAAGAAAATTTAGAACTTACAGAAAAACTTCAAACAGAAATGATGAAGTCCGAAAAGGCGAGAGTTGATGCTGAAGCAGCAAAACAAAATGCAGAAAATGATTTAGATTTATTACAAAAGAAAACACAAAACGAACTCATATCCACAATAGTTAAAGTGGCTCTTTGGGTTATCATGGGTGTAGGTGTTGTCACTACCGGCGTATATGTTTTAACATTATTTGTTGGTAAGGACACCCAAGTTATCAGTGCTGCTTGGTCAAACATATTTGGTATTCTTTTAACAAACGCTTTTTCAATAGTAGGAACAATTATGGGTATAAAATACGCAACAGAAAATAAACAATAAAACAAAAACGTATGTTATTAAAAGTAGGATCTACAGGAGAAGATGTAAAAAAACTCCAAACAAAATTAGGATTAACCGCTGATGGTTCTTTTGGACCTAAAACTGAAACGGTGGTAAAAGAATGGCAAACTAAAAACGGATTAACCGCTGATGGTATTGTTGGTGACGGTACTTGGTCTAAAATGTTCGGGACAACTCAGGTGGTTAAAGAAGATGTTGTTATTCAACCTGCAGGTGGATTAAACATTCAAAAATTAAAAGGACACATTCCGGATGTTGTTATCGCACAGATTCCTGAAACTGCAAAAAAATTTAATATCACAAGTAACTTGAGACTTGCTCACTTCTTATCACAATGTGGACACGAGTCAGGTGGTTTTAAAGCAGTATCAGAAAATTTAAATTATTCTGCTGATGGATTAAAAAGAACGTTTGGTAAATACTTTCCTGGTAACTTGGCTGAATCATATGCTAAACAACCTGAAAAGATCGCATCAAGAGTTTATGCTAACCGTATGAGTAATGGAGATGAAGCATCAAAAGAAGGGTTTAAATTTAGAGGAAGAGGTTATATTCAATTAACAGGAAAGGCGAACTATACTAGTTTCACTAAATTTATTGGCGAAGATTGTGTTTCGAACCCTGACTTAGTTGCAACTAAATACCCATTGGCATCTGCGGCATTTTTCTTTGACTCAAACAAACTTTGGTCAATATGTGATAAAGGAGCTGATGATGCTACGGTTACTGCGGTAACAAAAAGAGTAAATGGAGGAACAATAGGTCTTGCGGATAGAATTAAACACTTCAAAGAGTATTATAACTTATTAAAATAAAATAAAAAAATGGCAGAAAATAATACAATATTTTTTAAACTTGAGGAATACTACGACAACGATGGATCTAAGGAGTTACAAGCATCTACCGGTGTAAGTGGTAAGGTTAATATCTCAGTAATTAATTTACTAAATAAGGAAACCGCTGCGGATCAACCTAGAGAAGTTGTTGGTTTAACTCCACTATCACGATACACCATAAATGATACGACAGAAAATTTATTTAGTGTTAGTTTTATAACTGACAATGATGGGTATACTAAAGTTGACCTATCCAAAATGTTATTAAACACTACATTTATAAAGTTTTATCAAAAGTACAAAGGTGAGGTAACTTTAAATGTAACAATTGAAATACCAAAAACAGATAAATATAACGTTTTTGTTGGTAACGCTAAAATAACACCATCGTGGAAAAAAGAAGAATCAGGAATTATATTTGAAAGTTATGACTATTACAACAATGACGACACCATCATTTTATCACCAATTGAAGATAAAGTGACTGATTTGGCAACATTAAGACAAACATATAAAACAGTTGAAGAAAATTACCTTTTAGTTAAAAAAAGATATGAGAGTCAAATTGTTGGTGAGGTTGATTTAGAAATTGATACTACGGAAACTTATGAACCTAAAAGTCTTAAAACCGTTATAACAAGATTATTAGAATTTCAAGTGGGTACTTTACAACCGGCACTTGAATATACAAAAACCGCAAAACTAACAACAGAATACGACAGGTTAAACACAATGGATAAATTAGTTAATATTTTATCTAAAATGTATCCAAATATTACTATTGAAGATGGTGAAGGTATTCCTTATAATTCGGATATTGATCCAAAATCGGAAACATTGTAATATTTATATATAAATAAACTTTTAAATTTTCAATTATGAAACTTACAAAAGAACAAGTATTAGGTATTGTTAGACACACATTAACATTTGTTGGTGGTATTGTTGTAATGAAAGGTCTTGTTGATGAGGCAACCGTTACTGAGATCATCGGTGGAGTTATGACGTTAACTGGTACTATTTGGTCAGTTATTACCAAAAAATAATTTTATTAAATTAATACTTAACCCCCATAAATAGTGGGGGTTTTTTAATTTAAGATATATTTATAATTTAGTATGGAAAATTATGTAGGAATAATAATCGCATTTATAACAGGTGTGATTGGTCCAATTTTGGTTCTTTATATAAAGAGTAGATTGGAAAAGAAGGAGAAACCAGACATGGTTAAAGAAACTTTAAGAGTTTCAGAGTTGGTTACAAACAAGATAGAACATATAAAAGAAGAGTTTAATGCTGACAGAGTTTGGATTACACAATTCCATAACGGAGGAAACTTCTACCCAACAGGTAAGTCAATGGCGAAGTTTTCAATAATGTATGAGACCGTACATCCGGGAGTAACATCAGTACAAAACAATTTCCATAATATACCGGTTAATTTATTTTCAAAGTCAATCAATCAACTATTAAGTAATGATGTAATTGAAATACCGGACTATAAAGACGAGACAATAGCTACTTATGGTTTAAAATATATTGCAGAAGATACTGGATGTAAATCAGGTTATTTATTTGCTATTAAAACTATTGATGATAGATTTATTGGGACTTTAGGTGTTGAATATACAAAAAGAAAAACGAAATTAAATATTGAATCAATAAATCATTTATTAGTACACGCAACATCACTTGGTGGTGTTTTAATGACTCACTTACAACAATGAGACAACAAATTATAGAATCACTTATTGGTAGAATTACAAACCGGTTAATCAACGAAAGAAAGTCAGATGAGTTATCAATAAAACTTTCCCGAATGGTTATCAAGCAATTTAAAAAAGATGAGGACTTTGAGTTGTATGATTTAAGATTTGACAGGGGAGATGAGTATGCGGTCTTTGATTTTAAGTGTTATTTTTTGGAGGATATTGATTTGGACGATCCATTCTCAATACATGCTGAGGCAGATATGGAAGAGATATATATGGAGATCACATTCAACCCACAACATTTTCCTAAAAGTATGAGTGATTTGGTTGCTGAAGTTAAAGAAACTATTGAACACGAGTTAGAACACGTTGAACAACAGAATTTTGAGGATATGGAATTTGAACGTGAAGATGATATTGAAGACGATGAAGAATATAATTTTAAATACCTCACATCAAAAGTTGAAATACCCGCATATGTTAGAGGATTAATAAAAAGATCCAACACCAAAAAAATGTCATTGTCCGATGCTATGGAAGAATGGTTTAAAGAAAACAAAAGAAATTTTAAAGACCCCAAAAAAGATTGGTCAAGAGTTAAAAAAGTTTGGATGAAATATGCCTCCGAAATGAGAGGAAAAGAAAAAATCAAAAAATTTAAATAAAAGTTTGTTTTATACCAAATGTTTTCCTAACTTTGGTAAAAAATAAATTATGAGTGTAAAAAGTTGGACTAGACGATTGTATAAACGTTTAAAAGTAAAATTCTATATTTGGGAAAGAGGACATAAGTGGTTTAAAGCACCAGAAGACTCAACAGGTTATGAAAATATCACAACCGCGATTGTTAGAAAAATGATCAATCATCCCGATTCTAAATTTACCATTGCTCCACTTTCAGGTAAAAGATATATAGTCAATAAGACTTTGGATATTTTTATCATTATGGAGGATAGTAAAGTAGAAATCACCAACCACGTTTATCATTATGTTTCAACATTAGGTCAAAGAGACTTACAGAAACTCAAAAAACTTTACGATACCAAAGTGGAGGATCAAAGAACTAATTATGAGGAAGAAATCAAATCTCAAATAACAAATACATTACAATCAATTTATGATAAAATCAATAAACAATCAGCCAATAATTAATACACCAAAGGGTGTTGGGCAAATTGAAAAACTTTACGTGTCTGATCTTGGATTTTTGATGGTGAGGGTTTATTTTGATAACGGCACGTACACAACCTATAATATGGGAAAACACGATATTCAAAACAACCTGATCACCAACCAATTATTTGAAGATGAAAGTAAAACTTTTGGTTGATAACGAGATAACCGAAGGGGTTGTTGAGATTGATGAAAGATTTTATGGTGGCAAAAAAGTAATTTACCAAAATAAAGAAAAAATAATGTGTGTTATATCAATAAATTTAGTTACCTTTGTATTATGAAAAAATTATTAATTATGTTATGTCTTGTGTCCTGTACATCAAACGGGTACAAGTACAAAATTGAAGGTGTGGTTGAAACAAAAGATGGTGGACATCCAGCAGTCTGGTATACCGACACAATAAGTTTTGATGGTGATACTGCGTATTACTTTAATAGTGATGGTAGTGAAGTAAGAATCAGTCCTCCATATGTTATTAAAACGATTAAATTATGAATGTGAAAGAATTAAACGACGGAGAACTTTTAGATTTGGCTCGGAAAAATTTGGCAATTGCCGATAAACACATGTACTCAACAATAATCTTAACTATTGTATCACTTATACAATCTATCTTATTATTTTTTAATTTTGTTGGAGTAGTTAGTTTTTTAATTGTATACCTAATCTGTTTTTTATTATATCTTTATCATAGAAAAAAACAAGAAAAATATATGAAGGTTGTTGACGAAGCACTTAAAGAATTTACATCAAGAGAAATTTGATTATGAAAAAAATGTTATATATATTTGTTCTGTGGTTGGTAACGAGTTGTTCAAACTGGCAATATAAAGATTTCACATATTTGAAATGTAAAAAGTTGGATAAAATACATGTCCATCTGTATTATCACGAAACTTGTGAATGGAATTGTTTAAACATGGACCATCAGTACATTTTAGTTGTTGATACTGTTAGGGTTAAATATAAAACAGATAAAAACGGAGATTTAAAAAAAATAAAACTAATAAAATGAAGAAAGTATTTTTAGCGATTTTAATGGGTGTTATGGTAACATCTTGTACAGAAAACGAAAGAGTTAAAAGTTTTGGCGGTGAAGGAACAATACATCTACCAAAAGGACGTAAATTGGTGACTGTTACTTGGAAAGAAACCCAAATTTGGTATTTGACACGTCAGATGGATTCTAATGATGTTGCCGAAACATATCAATTTCACGAAGAATCATCTTGGGGTGTAATTGAAGGAACTTATAACATTATAGAAACTAAGTAATATGACAGAAAGAGAATTAATACTTTTAGGGTTTAAAAGTGAGGAAATCAGAGAACACGATGAAGATGAGTCCTATTACTATGTTCTTGATATTGTGGACGGTTTAACCTTTATTACACCAACTAACGAGGAAATAAAGGAAGATAAATGGTACGTTGATTTTTTCAATACTGATCCACTTGTTAGATTTCACGAGTTCGGTGAATTACAAGGATTAATCAACCAGTTAACAAGGGCAATAATAAAAAAATAAAAATAAAAAAATGGAACAAAACAACGGAATTTTGCAAGGAGCTTTAATGGAACAACATAGAAGAATCATTAATGAAATTGCAGACATTAAAGCAGAAAAGTTTGAATTAACTGAAGAGGATAAACAAAAAATTTCAAAATTAGAATTTCAATTAAAAGAAATTGCTCAAAGATTGTACGTACTTTATAATAAGTAATAATGAAGAAAATACCAACACACGATCCACAGACCGGAGAACTTAATCCTTACTACGAAGAACTAACAGGTGAGAAAAATCCATTATCAAAAGATGTGGAAAATGAAAGGTTTGATATTCCAAGATTTGTCGGTAGAAAGTTTAGGTATAATGGAAAATATGGATTATCAACTTGGACCGATACTGTTAAAAGGATATCATATAGACAAGGGGTAGTATTTGATAAACCATTAAAGTTTAAAGTACCAAAAAAAGGTGAAGACTTTAAAGCAGAAAAAATAAACATTATTGGTTATAACATTGAATTAGATGTAATATCCTCAAGATCCGGACAAGTTTATGAATTTAAGAATTGTGTTTTTATAAATGATTAATATATAAAAAATGAAATGAAGTTTTTTAAAGTGTTTCTGATGTGGTTAGGCTTTATCGCAATCGGAACAATGTTTGGCGAATATGTCGTCAGTAGAGAAGTAAACGGATTCCTCCAACTGTTAAGTTTCGTTGGTGTTGTTGGACTCCTTATGTATGTAATAAACGAAACAATAAAATTATTTAACAAAAAAGAAGAAAAAAATGATTAGTACTTTAATTTTTATTTTAGGATTGGTAATTGCTGGATTTGTAGCATTTACAACAAGAGACCGAATGTATGTAACAGGAACAGACAGATGGGGTGATAGTAAAGAGATGTTTAATACTATGTGGATAGTTAAACCAATTGGTATTTTTGTCTTGGCTATTATAATCTCTAGCATCCAACCATTCGCATTAGATAGAGTAGATGCTGGACACGTTGGGATTAAAGTTAATTTAACCGGTGACAAAAGAGGTGTGTCAAGTTATGAATATAAAACGGGGTGGGTATTATACAATACTTGGACAGAACAGATGTTAGAGTTTCCTACATACCAACAACATATTGAATATAAGGATCAGACCGTGATTACAAAAGGTGGATTTGCAGCAACAATTAAACCAAGTTTTAACTATTCATTAAAACCGACGGCAATTGGTAATATGTTTGAGAACTTACGTTTAGATATAAAACAAATTGAACAAGGATGGTTAATGAACGCAATTGTCTCTTCAGTAAATGACGTGGCTAATAAATGGGAAGTGGATGCTATCTTTAATAAAAGAGAGGAATTTGAAGCGGCTATTGTTGCTGAGTGTAATAAAAGATTATCTAAATGGTTTGAAGTATCACAGTTAAGAACTAACATCACACCACCAAAAGCACTACAACAGGCGATTGAATCTAAAACAAAGGCGGTTCAGGAGGCACAGGCTGCGATGCAACGTAAGTTAGTTGCGGAAGCTGAAGCTCAAGAAAAAATCGCAATCGCTCGTGGAGATTCGGCAAAAGTTATAATTGACGCACAAGCCTTGGCCTTGGCAATGAAGTTAAAACAAAAAGAAATTACACCTCTTTATGTTGAATATTTGAAAGCACAATCTTGGGACGGAAAACTTCCTACAACAGTTGCGGGTGGATCAGGAACATTTTTAAACATTAAATAATATGATAAGAAATTTTAGTTTTATAATTTTATTTATAATATTAACATCTGTATTATTTAGTTGGTTTGTGTACATCTCAATCCAAAATGATAAAGTTTGTGATGAGTTAGTAATATTAAATGATGGATCACAAATTGAAGCAACACAGGTAATATCATATGAAAGTGGAATGAGTACCATAAAAATGTGTAACGGACAATGGATGGACACACCAACCGTTAATATAAAGATGGTCAAACCTATTGAGAAATAAGATTCAAACCCCACCTTCTACCGGTGGGATTTGTTTTTTTAATTTAATTTTTTTACATTTGTATTATGAAAGCAAAACTGATTAAGACTGATTCCAATTATTATCTGTATGTTGATGGAAAAATAATTGCGTCAACAGAATATGTTGAAGGAAATCAAAAACTCTTCAAACAAAACTGTGATGAGATATTTGGTGTAGTTGATGTTATTGATGTTGTATATAAACAAGTTAGAAACGGATTTGATGGGGTTATAGATTCATTCACTGAAGCATTTGCTAAAGAATGTATCAACAAAGCAATTGAGTTGAACAAAGACAAGGTATTTACTTTGGAGGATGTTAGAAAAGCATATATGGATGGAGTGTCTAATGGTCATAATTTTGGTTATCCTGCAATAGACCACACAGATAAATATATCCAATCCCTTCAACAACCAACAGAAATTGATGTTGAGATTAAAATGGAACCTTGTTTCTATGACCAATCATTAGGTGGATTTTCAACATCGTATACTGAAGACAAACCAAAAGAACAACCAAAACTTGACGAGAACGGATGTTTAATTTTAAAAAAAGCATAAAATGGAAAATAGAAGCACACACTACGGAGACGTATCAAACTGGATTGAAAAGATAATTGATTCTTGTGAAACATACCAACAAACATTTACCGCTAAAAAATTGATTAGTAATTTTGCAAAACAATTAAGAACTAAATCTCCAGATAAATACTGGAACAGTTATCAATACACAGTTATTGACCCACTTAATGATTTGGTAAGAATTAAACGACAATCATTCATAAATAAATCGGAATAATGGAAGAAGTAAAATATCCAATAGGTGGATTTGCTCCTGGGTTTTATCACTGTAATTGTATAACATGTAAGAATACTTTTTCAGGTGATAAAAGATCCGTTCAGTGTGAACCTTGTGCTATTGAAATGGTTAGAACTAAAATAGTTGAAAGTGAAAATGGTGGATTTGAAATTGAACAAGATTATTTACAAGGTTTTATTGATCAGTTCGGAGATGGTCCATTAGGTGAATTGGATCCAAATGAATGGACGGCACCTGATTTTTTAGAATGGTTAAAACTTAACAAATATAAAATTATAAAAGAAAATAAAATATGAACAACAACCCCTTTGATCCAAATATGTTTAAAAATTTGGAAAACGTAATGAAAGGTTTTCAACAACCACAAAACAATAACGGATTTTTTAATTTTAATAAGATTAAAAAATATTTAATAACATTTATTGTTTCAATATTTGTGTCAGGATTTGCATTAGGATTGGCAATTGGATTATTATTTTAAAATTAAAAAGGCATGGAAAAAGTAATTGAAGTAAATTTAGGAATTGGAATGAATATGTTATTCCCTGAAACAGTAAAGATCGTTATTGAAGACGATACAGATGATGAAACAACTAAAAAACCAAGTAAGGTTAAACCGGAAATAGAAATAGAAAAGGAGTAGGGGTTTACCCTATATTTTAACAAAAAAACTTTTTTAATCAAAATAAATTGTTTAAGTTTGTATAAAAAAGATAGAAAATGAAAAACATACATTTATTACCAACAGAAAAACCAAGTAGGTTAACTAAACCTGGTGGGAGTTCATCCATTAAACTTTATACTAATGGATTAACTAACACACCAAAAGGACATTGTAAGAATTATCATTTATACATCACTTCTAACGAAGAAATTAAAGAAGGAGATTATGGATTAATTGGAAAAGAAGTTGGTAAAATTATATTAACTGAAGATGGGTATGAATTTTTAATTGGCAAAGGAGTTTCTTATGAATATGGAGATTATCATTCTTTGCAAAAAGTTTGTAAAAAAATCATCCTGACAACAGACCAAGATTTAATCGCAGATGGTGTACAAGCTATTGATGATGAGTTCTTAGAATGGTTTGTTAAGAATCCAAGTTGTGAGTTTGTTGAAATTAGAAAATAT